CGACCATCGGCGCGAGATAGTTGTCCTCGTTGACCGACAGCCGCCAGGTATCGAACGTCTGCGGGCTGTCGAATAGCACCCACGGACTAATCGTCCAGTCGTTTTCAAAGGAGGCCGGGATGTCGATGGCTTGCGAGAAGGAGAGCGGCGACCCCGTGCCCGCCTCAATCGTCACGTCCAGGCCTTCTTCGAAGTTGTGATAGATGATCGCGGCCCCGACAATCTCCACGGGCGCCGGGAACACGAGTTCCCAGTAGCCGCTCAGCGTCGTGAGCTTCGCCGGCCGTGACGGCAGGTTGAGGTGCCCCGTGTTCGTCGGCGCCACGATGTTCTCGGCGGGATACTCGCTATCCTCCGCACTCCCGATCACCGTGTCGGCCGTGCCTGCGACGTCATCCTCGGGCAAGGCATAGCGCCCGAAGGCCGCACCGGGGGAAAGCGTCGGGCCGGTCGCCATCAGCGGGCCATCGCCTTCTCGAGCACCGTCACCGTCCCCCGCTGGTTCAGCCGGAACTCCCACTGCAACCGGGGCACAATGTCACGCGCGAAGACCGCGTCCATCCCTTCCGCGTTGAGGGCGTTGGCGTGGATGTTGACCGTGTAGTGCTGGTTGAGCGTAGGCGAGCTACCCGTGGTGGCGCTCGTGCGCGGGACGATGTCTTCCCCGAAGCGCCCCCCGTGCAGAATGGCGGGCTGCACGACGCCAGGCGGGACGAAACCGCCTGTGTTGAAGCCCTTCACGTTCTTGAGGCCCCCGGCCTGCAGGGCACTCACGAACGCCGCCTGTGCCGGGTCGTATTCGCCCTTGCTGTCGGCCCGGTAGACTTCCCCGATGAGGCGCTCCGCGACGGGGCCTGAAATCTTCGCCTTCTGCGAGGCCTTGACGGCCGCCTCAAACTGCGTGCCCCCGAACATGTCCTGGAGTTGCCCGAAGAACCGATCCCGCCGCGGGCTGATGTCGGTCGCCTCTTCCCCGCCGCGGAAGAGTCCGCCCTTCCAGATCGCCACCCCGAGGGCCGCCCCGCCGAGCGCCGCCAGCGTGAACGGATTCGTCGCGAAGGCTGCCAGGCCCGCGCTCCCGGCGCCACCCGCCGACGCTGCGCCGCCCAGCGCCGTCCCGGAGACGCCCCCGGCAATCGCGTTGCCGATACTCTGCGCCAGCTTCGCGCTCGACAGGCTCTTGATGAGTCCGCCGAGGAATTGCTTGGTGAAGAACGACAGGATTTCGCCAAGGATATTGGCGACCCCGGCCTGAATGGACTTCCAGATGTCGAGGTAGCCTTCCTTGAAACTCTTGGCCCCGAGCATCATCTGGGCGAAGGATCCCGCGATGGCCGTGTCCATCATCTGAATCGAGCGGGTCATGCCTTCGGTCAGCGCCGTCCAGACGTGGCTGAGTTCCTCCGCGCGTTTCTTCCCGATGCCAGGGACGGTCGCCTCCATCGCGCCCGCGACCCGCTGTGAGGGCAGGAAGATTTGATCGCCGACCGGCGACAGGCCCGCGAGCGGGTCGCCCGTGACCCGGCTCTGCCGCATCAGTTCCGCGTCGTGCTCGAAGAACGCCTGCCCTGTCAGGTTCGCCATCTCGCTATTCAGGCGCGCGTAGGATTCGGCGAGCTTCTCCGTTTCCGTCTTAGCACTCTTCGTGGTGCCCGTGCTCTTACTTAAGAGCGACTCGTAGTCGACGAGCGATCCAGAGTTCTTCCGGATTTCCACGTCGGTGCGGTTCAGCGCGGCCGCGCTGGCGTCCGCGGCATCCCGGAACCATTGGGCCTGATTGCGGACGGCTTCGATGCTGATGCCCAAAGCCTTCCACAGCATGGCCTCACCGGGAATCTTGGACAGCAGCCCCATGACCCCCGCGAGGCCGTCCAGGAGCCCCGCCGTGCCGCGCCGGATGAAGTTCACGAACTGGTCGAACAGGCGCCCGAGGAAGTTGTAGGACTCGGCAGCCCACACCTTGAGCTGCATCTGGAACTTCCCGATGGCGTCCCCGGCCTGGTCGAGCGCCCGCACCGTCTTGTCCGACATCACCGGGGCCGCGTTGCCTAACTGCTCGAAGTTCGCGATCAACGTCGGGAGGATGGCCGCACCCGTGCGCCCGAACAGGTCGATGGCGATGGCGGCGCGGGCGGCCGGGTCCGGGATCTTGGCGATCTCGGTCGCGATCATGGACAGTTGCTCAAACGGCGACGCCGCCTTCAGGGCCGCGAGGTTGATGCCGAGCACCTTGACGGCATTGACCGCGCTCTTGTCGCCGCTGATGAGATTGTTCTGGAGCCGCGAGATGGCGCCCGTGAGTTCGTCAAGGCTATTGCCGGACTGGCCCGCAATAAACTGCAATTTCTGGACTTCCGTCGTGGTGAGGCCGGTGCGATCCGCGACCTTGACCAACTGATCGGCCGTGTTCAGGAGCGCGCGCCCGAACGCCACGACGCTGCTCACGCCGAGCGAGATCCCAAACGCGCCCAGGACGGTGCTGACTTGCGTCAGCGACATCCCAAAGCGCTGCGTCTCGGTGGTCGCCCCGGCCGTCGCCTTCTGCAAGGCCACCATCGCCGGCGGGGCCTTCTGGCCGAGCGCGGTATATTTCGCGATGGCGTCCGTGAGCGTGCGATTGGCCTTCGCCTGTTCGGCTTCGGTGAGCTTGGTGGCCCCGCCGATCTTCGTGATGGCCGTGACGAGGTTGTTGGCGGAATAGAGCAGTTTGTCGCCGCTGAACGCCTTGACCATCCGCTCGGCTTGTGGCGTGAGCTTCTGGACTTCGACCCCGACTTGCTTGGTGTTCTTCTCGACGAGCTTGAGGGTGGAGTTGGCCTTCGCCATCCCCGTGTCAAATTGTGCTGTGTCAGCGGTCAGCATCGCCCGCAGGACGCCGACGACGGCGTTATTGGCCGACGCCATCAGTGCACGACCTTCAGCGGGATCTGGTAACGCTCACTCAGGAAATGCAACATCTGTCGTTGTGCCTCACGCGACGTCCGCCGTGGTCCGTCACGCTGCTCAAACATCGTCTTGAGGTCCGTCAGTTTACCGACCTGTGCTTGTGCGCTCAGTGCCGCCACGGTCCACGCGAGCGCGAGATCGCGGTTCTGTTCGTCCTTCCACCTCTGCTCCGCCGCTTCGCTTTCCCGGTAGTATTCCCGCGGCGTCATGCGCCAAAACTGTTCCTGGCTCAGACCGATCCGACGAGCTCCGACGATGAGGGCTCGCCAGTTCCAACCTGAGCCTCCTGAGGGCGCGTCTCGCTCTGTGCCCCCTCCGGCTGTGGTGGTTGATTGAGTTCGATGGAACGATTCACCCAATCCGACACGACACCGATCCCACCAGCACGCTCGATCCATCGGCTCGCGTCCTTGAGCGTCTTGATCTCGGCCGCGTGTTCGTCTTGCAATAAACACCACACGACGGCACGCATCCCAGAGAACATGCCCTGTCGCATAACAGTCTCGATGTCCGTGCCCGGGTGTCCGAGGCCGGCCATCAACGCTTCAAATTCCGCGACGGCATCGAAGGCCGGGCGCAAGGTGTAAGGCTTGCCCCCGACCACGACGCCGACGTCGCCCTTTTCCTGATTCGCCATGGTTCACCTAGGGCAAGGTATACGCCGACAGCGGGGTCACTTCGGCCGTGAAGTCGCACTTCACGTCCACGCCGAGCGCCCCGATCTGATACTTCGTCACCACGCCCCGAAACGCCAGAATGATGCCGGGAGGCGAACCAGCCCCGTCGCCCGCGGCGCCAGCCGGGAACTCGATCTCGAAATCGACTTCGGTGACATCGCGCCACAACGACACGAGCGACCGATCCGGATCGAACCCGTCCCCGCCCGCGACCGTGTGCGAGCCGTGCCCCGGCCGGTAGTTGCCGCGCAACGCAAACGCCCCGGAGTCGCGCAAGGTCGCCAGCTTTTCCCGATGCCGATCCGGGCTCCGGAGGTGGGTCTTTTCGAGCACGCCGGTCGTCATGTCTCCGGGCGTGATGAGATCGATGTCGGCGACGGCCACAAAGGTCTGTGGGGAGTCGCCCTGCCCGATCCGCAGTTCCGAGCCATATCCGATGAACGCATCACCGGGGTAAAAAGTGCCAGTCACATCAGCCATTGCTCTCTCCTGTTAGTTGTCGCACGTCGTTACCCCAGTGGGCTCCAATGGAACAGAAAGTCCGTCCGCACCCGGTCGAGTCGCATCTCCTCCGGGAAGTGCTCAAGATCTCCTGCGTGGAAGAGTTCGACATTGTGGACGGTAATCATCAGGGGGCCGTCCTCAAGTAATCCGCTCCAGCCGAACAGTCCGGACGCCGTCGGCCCCAGTCCGTCCCCGATCACCGCCATTGCCAACTCCTGCGCCGTGCCGAGCGGATCGTCACCGGAGGTTTCCGCGGAGCAACAATCCACCTGGAACCGATACCGCGCCGGATAGTCAGGCCCCCGCAAGTGCTGATCGTGCGGGGTCGAGATGCGCTGCACGCGGATATACGGCGTGGTCGGCTGCTGTGGCGCCTTCAACGCATACAACCGATCGCCGACCAGCATCGTGACCGCGCTCACGGCTTCGAGCCGATCGATGACATAGGCTTCGGTCACGCGGCCCTGCCGGTCACACTGCGACCTCCGAACGACTGCGGGAGGGCCTTGCGGATCGCCGCCCACAGGGACGCGAGCACGACGTTGAGGCTCGTCTGCTTCTGCGCATCGAAGGCCGGCCGCATGAACGGCTGCGCCGCGTGGTGGATGGTCCCGTATTCCTGAAAGTAACCGTAGAAGTGATCGGACGGCTGCAAGGCGGGTCCAACTTCCACGACTGGCCCCGCCCCGAAGACGTCCTCTTCCGCCGCACTGAACCCGGCCGTCTTCAACTTCCGCTTCGACTGCACCCCGATCACGATGTTGTCGGCCAGGTGCGGCCCGCTCGACTGCGAGTCTCTCGGCGCCAGCGCCGCCGCGTGGGCGCGCATCGGTTCCGCCCCGGCGATCAGCGCGTTCCGTTGCACAGTCACCCCGACCGCCTCCGGGAGTTCGCGCAACCGCTTCATCAAGTCCGCCGAACCCTGCAGCGTGACGGACACTCTCATGTGAGCAACCCGCCCGCGAGGGTCATCACTTCCACGCCCCGCTTGCGCCCGAGTTCCTGCGCCGCGACGATGTCGTGGATCCGGCCGCCCACGACGAGTCGTCGCGTCTTCCGCACATCGACCAGGTCCGGATCCCATTCGGCCGAATACGGCAACGCCCACTTCGTGTCGTAGGGCGCCGACACCTGATCGGCGACGAACCGCTCGCGCCCGCCCATGTCCATCTTCGACGCCCAGACGGATTGCAATGCGTCCCACGTCTCCACCGGTCGCCGCGACGCGCCGACGCTCTCTGTCAAGGCCTGCACCGTAATCCACCGATCGCGCGCGCCGTTGGCCGTCATGCGATCACGCGATCCTTCAACATCCCGAGCGTCCCGTCGAGGCCGAGAATCGTCTCGAGACCCGGCGTCTTCTCATCGTCGCCACGGTAGCGGTAGAGCCACGCTAACACCTGGAGCACAAGACTTTGCGCCCGTGCGAAGTCCGGATCGGATTCGGGGTCCGTGTCGACGTCCCACTCCCCCGGCCGCTCCATGCGCCAGACCACAATCGCGGAGGCCTGCTCCATCTTGAGCAACAGATCGGCGTCTTCTTCAGGCGGCGATCCAGCCCCCACGTCCAGCACGCCGTTTTGCTTCAGGTGCGCCACGGCTTGCGCGTAGGTAATCAGGGCCATGCTTGCGCTCCAATGAACTCGGCATCCTTCCGAATCCCGACACGGTGCAGACTGCTCTGCACGCCCAAGTGCTTCACGAAGAATGGCCGCGACACGAGCCCGGTCGTCATCGACGGCCGATCCTGCAGCGCCCAGTAGCCGAGCAGTTTGTCGAACCCGTCATGGGGCCGATCCTGAAACGGGGCGCCTTTCGGTCGCCAGTTCAGCGGGTGGGCCTTGGCCCAGGCCGCGAACCGTCGCGCGTCCGCCGCCCGCATGGCGACGGCTTGCGAGCCTCGCATTTCACGCAGGGGTGCCGTCGCGAGGTGCGCGCTGACCGGCTTGAGCGTGTCAAACGCGAAGAACCGATAGATCGAGACGTCCGGATGGTGATACGTGCCGAGCCATCGCGCCATGCTCTCAATCGGATCCGGACACCATTCGAGGTCGTCTTCGCTCATCACGATCCAGTCGGCGTGAATCTCATCCAGGATCGAAACCTGCCGGATGGCGTTCTCGTTCGGACGCTGACGCACCGGAGGCGGATAGACGAGCCCGGTCTGATACGGCCCCCCGTCACGCGCCATCCACCCGATGTCCGGGTCCGTCGGAAAGACGTGGATGTCCGTCCCTGACACGCCGCCGCCGCGCAGACTGTCGACGGTCGACCGGAGGTAGTTCTTCTTCGGGGAGCGGTCGGCCGTGCGGATGGTCAGGACGAGACTCACGCGGCCCTCCAGAACACCATGGCATTCGACCCATACCACGGCGTGCGCGGCGAACAGCGCAGCCACCGACGGCGCAGCTCCGACGACACCGCCTCCGCATACGTCAACCCATGCACCCGGAACAAGCCGCGCCAGAACGACGGCTCCGCGCAATGCACATGCCCCGGCCCGCGCTGCCCCGGTCCCGCCGCGGTAAATAGAATCCGGCCGAGCGGATCCATGTGCCGCACGAGCGTGTCGACGAGCGTCTCGGCATACTCCGCATCCAGATGTTCCGCGACTTCCCAACAGATGACCCAATCGAAGCGCCGCTTCAGGTCCACCGGCTCGCGGAGGTCCGCCCGCACGAGCACGTCGATGCCGTCCGGCACCGCCAAGTCGATGCCCATCGCTGCGATTTCATGCGCCAGCGCCCACCCGACATGCACGCCTTCGGCGCAGCCGACGTCCAGGAGGCTCGCGGGCGTCCCGAGCACCTCACAGGCCGTTTCCAGGCACCGGAGCGAATGCGGATGCGTCCACCGTCGCGCGACGTGGTAGGACGACCCAGGCGTGTAAAGGTCAGGCCGCGACATGCCGACTCCCACCCCCGATGAGTGCCACAGAGAACGGCGCCCGCAACGTCGTGGCGATCTGGTCGATGACTTGCCGGTGGTCCTTCCGGAAGTTCGGCCGCGCATAGAACGTCTGCGCCCGCACCCCGACGAACGGCGCCAGATAGGCGAAGCCGCCATACGTCCCGACGTAGCCCTTGGCCCGGGCAATGACGGCCGTCTGCGTCTCCAGGTTTGTTACGGGGTCCATCGCCACACGATGCACGCGCGGATGTGGCGCGACGTCAAACTCCCCGTGGTCGTCATACTGCGTCCCGCTGTGCAGGAGCACCACATCGGATGACGCGGTCATCGCCCGCACGATGTCATTCACCATCTGCGTGTGCACGGAGTTCTTCGAGCACGCCATCGAGTTGTAGAACTTCGCCGCGACATACGACGTCGGCAAGTCGAGCCCATGCGGAGGCACCGCGAACCGCTTCGGCACGGTCATGTGCCTGTAGAGGTGCGGGAGTTTGCGCCGCCAGAACGGCCGGAAGAGCGCATACATCAGCGACGGGTGCAGGAGTCGAGTGTCAGACAGTCCCGCCGCTTTCTCGACATGCCGCACAATGTCGCGATCGAAGGTCGAGACGATGTGCTGCTTGGTGGACGGTCGCCCGTGCCGCACACCGCTACACGCCGCCTGCTCGGCCATGCGCTTGTCGTTCTTCTGCCGATAGCGATCGGGCGGATAGAACTGGAACACGTCGACATAGTTGGGACTGATGTCGGCATACCAGGAGCGGCACCCCCCGCGCGAGACAATCCACAGATCCTCGCGGTGGAGATGCCCGTGCGCGACCGCCCACCGAAGGAACGGAATCCAGTAGAGCAGCTCGAAGCCCACTTCGCTCAGCCACGGACCCACAATGATCGGGCCGCGCGTGCGTCCGAGCGCTGCTACCGCGTCGCGGGTGTCCTGCACGAGCTGGAGTTCTGGCGTCATGGATACGCCGCCCACTTCCGGTGCTCCGGGTCCGGCCGCTTGCGCTTGATCGGGCGATTCACAGCAGATGGCTTGATCGATGGCTGGAGGCCCTTACGCACAAAGATGAGATTCGAGCGCGTCCAGCTGACGAGTTCGTAGCCCTTTTCAAGTCCCACGCGGGTCAGGGCCAGCGCACTCGCGCCATAGAAGTTCGTGCCGTCCCACCGCCGGTCAGGGTCGTAGGGCACCGTCCGTGACTTCGAGGCGGACCACTTCGGGTTGTATTCAATGATGACGACACGCGGCCAATACGCCAGCGCCTTCCACACCCACAGGTCGTTGCCGTCGATGTCAATCGAGAGCAAGTCAAACTCTTTCGGGATGCCCGCGCTGCGAAACACCTGATTGACGTTCTCCGCGGTGATGTCCGCTTGCCGCACGATGGCATCCAAGGGTTCCACGTCGAAGAGATGCACCCGCCAGCCGCGCGCGCGGAAGTAGGCGGTGTTCGACTTGCGGAACCCATCGGCCGCGCCAAACTCCACCGCGATCTTGTTCGTGGTGCCAATGGCGCGGAAGATGCGCGCCGCCGCCCGGTCCTCTTTCGATTGCGCGTGCCACTTGCTCATGGGCGGAATCCCCAGTTACCGGCAGAGATTCCGTAGGGCTGCTTGGGTCCGATATACCAACTTGGAGGCAGAATCGTCACCTTGATTCCGCGCTCGCGCGCAATCGTCATCCATACGAGCACGCCGCAATGATCGATCATGTGCTTGTGCTCAAACTTGGTCCCGTGACCGTGCAGCACAATGTGCTCGTAGCCCTCCAGGATCGAGTGCGCGAGCATCACATCGACTTGACATGTGTAGAACTTGGGATGCACGTCAAACGCAGCAAGGATCCGCTCTTTGTTAAAGAGCACACCAGCGGGAATCGTTGGATCCAATTCGGTCAGATACAGCGGCCTGTAGCCTGGCTTACCAGGCCCTGGCAGGCCCTGATACCACCGATAGGTCTTCGGCCGGTTCCGCTTGATCCCGGCATACCCAGGCACAGGATCGAATGGGTGTAAATCCCACCAGGCATGCCACGAATCGATGGTGCCGTATTTCGGAGCCCACCTCTGGTTTGAATGAGTTGTTCCCCACAACTCAGCGCCCGGATAGCGAGTGAGCGGATCCTCGCGCGACGTGCGTTTCCCTAAAAAAATGACCGTCTTCACGCCGCCACCGCCTCCAGGATCGACCCCGACAACGTCGCCCCGTAGTGCGCACGGAGCGCCTTGAGCGCCCGCCGATCAGCGGCGACGTGATTGCGCCACCAGTTCGCCGGCCGCTCTTTCGGGAGGTAGTGGTATCCAGGGGTGAAGGAGAAGCCGACCATCCGCACCGGCACGGCCCCGCAGTAGAGCGCAATCGCCGTCGCGAGAATCCCCGACGAGCACGGCTCTGTCTCCTTGCGTCCAACCAGCGACTTCGCCGGACGATCACACGTCTCCGTCTCCAGCCAGTGTTTCGTGGGCTTGTCGAGGACCGACCACGTCTGATACGTGACGCCGAGCTGCGCCAAGGCCGCGAGGGTATCCTGCTCGCTGGCCTCTTTCGGGCCGCGCAATAACAGCACATGCCCGACCGTCTTACCCTTGGCCTGCTGGAGCATGGTCCGGTGCAACGGCTTGATCCGTGCGGTGCCGGGTTTGTCGACGGCCCGACTCGCCACGACCCAAAGATCGACCGGGCTCGCTACGCTGGAGATACCGCCATTGACCGCAATGACCGTCTCGCGCTCCCGCACATCAGCCGCGGCCGAACCCTTGAGCGGCGCCGAGCCCACCACGACACACGCGCGGCCTTCGAGCAGCGGGCGCACGCGCTCCACCTGGGACCGATCCACGACCGTCGCCAAGGGGAGGCTCATGCCGCCCCCTCTGCTATACTAGGCTCGCTCAGGCCGGGGTGATGTTGTCCCGGTCGGTTCCCCTCCCGTGGGAGAGGTAACATCACCTCGCTAGGACCAGCTACATGCTGGACAAGCCGAACCACGGGGGGGTCCAAACCTATCGCCTGTTCCAACTCCACGCGCGGGAAGGCCTTGAGCGCCGTCTTCCGGCTGCAGTTCAGCACCTCGACGCCAGCCGTCTTGAGCGGCTCCACCAGCGTCTCGAAGCGCTGCAGGCACATGGAGAACGGTGGCCCGCTATTGTTCGGATGCCGCCCGAAGAAGTGCCCGCCTTGCATGTCCACGCCGAGCAAGAGCACCCGCGAGGCCCCGAGGTGGACTGCCACGTTAATCGACTGATAGGCCCCGTTGAGGCCGAGCGCCACGCGCCCAGGGTCCAGGGTCAAGCCGGTCTGCGGCCCACGGCGAAGCACCTGCACGTCTGGGTAGCCGGGGACGGCGGCGAGGGCATATTTATACCGTCCGGTGAACGCGGGATACTTCACCCCGCCGCCCGTGACGTGTGCCGTGGCCCCTTTGTGCCAGCCCCACCAACGGGCGTCCGCCGCATACAGCACGTCCGCATCCGGGGCCAACTTATAGCTATCGTTCACCGCGATCACTGCCGAGACATGCGCCCGCGCGAGGTCCACGTCGGACTGATGGAGCGACGGACCAGAGCCCATCACGAGCACCGTCCCGCCCTCCAAGAGCCGGGGCACCGAGGCGAACACCATCGGGCGCTTTACCATTTGCGCCCCGTCTGCGGGTCCATCTGCGTCAGGTCGCGGCCGTTCGTGCCCGGGTCGCCCTTCTTGCCTTCCTTGCCTTGCTTGCCGCGCCGGCTCGAAATCCACCAGAGCGGCGATCCCTGTTCGGGCTTTGCGCTGTTCTTCTGTTTGACCACCCAGGTATGGCCGTCAAACGCGAAGGACGCACCGGGGGGATACTCCTTGCCTGGCTCCCAGTCCCCCGTATAGAACGTAGAAGGCAACACGAACTCCTTCACGCGCTCCCCTTGACACAGGCGAAGCACCAGGCCGCGCGTCTCATCCAGATACACGTCGTAGTCATCGAACCCGAGGCCGTCATGGCCGTCCTGCCCGTCTTTCGGTTTCGGCCACGTCGCAAGCTGCGCGTGTATGGCCCGTTCCACATCAGCCGGATCGACATCCTTTCCGACCACAGCCCCGACGTTCTGCGTCGTGCCGTCTGAGAGCGTCAGCACGAGATGGCCCGCGCGATCGATAAGCGCACTCGTGAACCCGGTCCCATCCTTCGGGAGAGGAACAGCCGCCACGCGCCGCTCAATCTCGCGCACGATCAACGGCATCACATCGTCAACGGTGACACTGACGCCGTCCTCCCCGTCTTTCGGCACAGGAATTAACCCGACGTCCTTGGACACCATGGAGTAGACACGAGAGACAACCGCCTCCACGTCGATGCTCTTGCCGTCCTGGCCATCCTTCGGTTTCGGAATCGCGGCGACGACACGCGCCACAATCGCGTCTACGTCTGGGGCGTCCGCGTCATGACCGTCGAGGCCAGGATCGCCCTTCTCGGGCTTCGGCACGAGCGCGAGCACGCGCGATACAATCGTGTCGAGGTCAGGCGCAGACGCATTCGTGCCTGGATCGCCTTTGTCGCCCTTATCGCCGTCCTTCGGCTTTGGCACGAGTGCCAAGACATGCTCCACGACCTCATCGAAATCGAGTGGCTGCGCATCCTTCCCCGGATCGCCGTCTTTCGGCTTGGGCAACGCTGCGACAGCCTTATGCACTTCGGCGGCGAGCAACGGCGCCATCTCGGCCATCGTCACGCCGTCTCGGCCATCACGCGGCACGAGCGCCTTCTGGCTTTCCAAGGCCGTCACGCGTGCCACAAGCGCCGCATTCTCCGCACGCAGGGCGGCATTCTCTTTGGCGGCAAACTCGCGGATGACCGGGCCGAGCGCCTTCGTGAGCGTCGCGATCTCTGTCGGCGTCACTGGGATAACTCCAACTCTTTGCGCAGCATCACCGCGAAGGCCGCTTCGACGTCGTCCTCGTCCGCTTCTTCAGGCTCAGTGGTGACAGGCGTCTGGGTCGGCGGTGTCAGGATGGGATTCTTCGACCGCTCATCGAGGTCCGCAAGACTCCAGTTCTGCTGTTGCAGATACGGTGTCCCGCCACCCTTCATCGGCCCGAGGTTCAGCCGGGCGCGGCCTTCGTTCGGCGTCAATACCCCAGAGCCGACGCCCTTGGAGATGACGTCCATCATCGTCGACGAGTCCATCAGGAGCAGATCGGTGACGTTGAACTGCGTCCCGAGCCGCACGCCGCCGACTTTATCCGGTGCCAGTCCGAGGCCGTGGTCCATGACGGACTCAAACGACGTCATCAACGGCTGCAAGCACTGGGTGTAATACTGGACATTCAACGCCTGAATGTTGTTATACGGCGGCTGTGGCCCGCCGACGAGATACCACGGCACCCCGAAGGCGTTCGCAATCGCCTCACAGGCGGACGACCACTGCTCATTCAGTTGGGACTTGTCCGCCGACTCGGCCAGGCCCTCATATGTCAGGCCGTCTCCGACCACCGCAATACGCCCGCGGTTCTGCCCGCCGTAGTTCCGCTCCCAGTTTTCTTTGAGACGAAGCGCCGTGGTTTCCGAGATGGCGCCAGGCGCCGTCAGGATGCCACCCGGTTGCGACCCGTTGCCGAAGAAGTGCGCGCTATTCGCCTGAATCTTCAGGCCGAGCATGGCCGCGATCCCACAGGCATAGAGCGGCGAAATCCCGACGAGCGGATGGTAAAACGAGTTCCAGAGGTCGTGCATGATCTCGCGCGCTGGGACTACGACCGCCTCTGGGAGTTGCGAGAGGTTGTCGGTGTTCAGTTCGTAGAAGACGGAGCCATCCGGCGCCACCAGCGGCTTCACGCGCGCCGGGTCGAGCACATACAGGTCCGTGACCACTCCGCGCGCGTCCCGCTGCTTCAGCGCATACGTATTGCCGTGGATGAGCTTCGACAGCATCCACACCATGCGGAAGTGAAACGGCGTCTGATAGTGGTTCGGGCGGCGCAGGACGGGCGAAAAGGCCGGATTTTCGGTCGGCGCCCAGACGTCGTTCTCCTCTTCCCGCACCAACTCAAAGCGCGTCTTCGCGACGTCGCCCGAAATGAGCCGCAGGCAGGCAAAGACGGTCGGATGCTGCAGGAGGTCGCAGAGGGGCGTCTCAATGTTGCACTGCCAGGCCCCGGTGAACCCTTCGCGGATAATCGAGTGCCAGCCGCCGCGTGACCCCACCATGAGGCCGGCGCTATTCGCGGGGCTCATCGCCGCGACGGGCGCCTTGACCGTCAAGGCCGTCGTCATGGCCCGCACAAGCGAGACGTTAGCCATTCACGATACCTGTTCGGATCAATCCCGCGACTGCGAAGAGGAACACGCTGACTGCAATCAGCGCCCATCCCAGACCGGCGAGGATGAACACGCCAGTCGTCATCACGGCCGCACCGGAAACGGCACAGAGACACAGCCAGAGCAAGGCCGAGCCAAGCACTCCGAAGTCTCGCACCTGTGCGTTGGGATTCTGCCGATCAGGCGGGGCAATCGGCTGAAGCACGTAATCGCTGGCCACGTCGGTCACGGTTCCGGCTCCAGATCGCGGCGCTGATAGGTGCGCGACGGCTCAGGGGCCTCGGGCGTCTCAGGCGTGATGGTGGAGGTCGTTAACTTGCGCGGACGCCGCCGTCGTGGAGTGGGAGGGTCCGGAAGGGGCTCAGGTGGACGCTTCGGCGCGACCGTGGCGCGGCCCTGGGCGAGCAGCGCGCCCGAGTGAATGCGGGAGATCTGGAACCGCTCGCCGGTCTGTATCTCGCGCCCCTGCAACTCCAAGGGCTCCGAGGCGACCAGCCATATCCCGTTGAACATCAACCCTCGCACCCGAGGTATAGTGGCGGTATCGGCTGCGCCCTAGGTAAGCGGCCGACGACGCCACTAGACGGCACTCGAAAAGGTCTAGATGTGGCTCCAGCCGGCCACGAGATAAACAGAGAACGACCTAGGCTCTCGACACGGGACTGCGCGACGGTGCACTCACCGATCACAGGGCCAACGAATCGTGCCGGTTGGAACATCCACCCTCACATAGAGAAACGCGCACCCGTCAGTTATCCCCAACGGATGCGCGTCCGAGTTACGCCGTCAGGCTCCTATGCGGTGCCGGCGGACCACTGCACGTCGTCCATCCAGGCCACGCCGGCATTCCGCCGCCGCGTCCAGTAGATGTAGCGCTCGCAGCGCAGCGCGACGCTGTTCGTCTGGAACATCGACACGACCACCGACCCAGTCGCCCCGGCGGGCGATCCGAGCGATCCGGCATCCATGACCGGCGCGTCGTCCATCTCGAGCGACGCCTCGCGGCTCAGGTCCATCGAGAACCCGCCATCGTCCGCCAGGAAGATTTCCGGCGCGGCGAGCAGGACGATCAGGTTGTTCGCAGGCGTGCCGAGAATCGCATACTGCGACGTGACCACCGGCAACCCGTAGAACGTCCCGCCGTTCATGTTGATCGTCGGGAAGGCATAGGCCCCGAGCGACGTCCGCATGAGCGACAGCGCCAGCGCGACACTGTTCGGCATGATCCAGTGCGTCGGCATGATGTGCGCCGAGATGAAGGAGTTCATCAGGGCTTGCACGTCCACGTCGACCGCATCGAGCGTCACGCCCGAGGCGTTCAGATTCGCGATACCGTTCGTGATCGAGGCCGGGGAGACGCCCGCCGACGCCGTCTTCGCGGGATCGATGAAGTCGATGTCGAGCCGTTCCTGCAACGCCCGCACGAGCAAACTGCGGACGCGCGCTTCAGCCGAGGGACTGGAGAACCGCACCAGCTCGTCCGTCAGAACCGCGATGTTCGCGACCTTCGTGAACGGGATGGTCGTCTCGTTGTAGTCGCCCTTGGTGAGCGGCTTCGCCTTGCCCTGCCCGACCCAGTAGCCCGCCCCGCCCGACGTTTCGCCGCCGATGCGGGAATTGAAGGAGACGCGGGTCATGCCGTCGATACGGCCGATGATGGTCTGCGGTCGGAGATACTCGATGAACTCGCTCACGAGGTTCGTCGGGTAGACCAACGGCCCCGCCCACGTCGAGTCCAGCGTGGACCCGGCCGGCACAACTTCCTTGAGTAGCGCCTGAATGCGTGTCAGGCCGGGGAAGTGATGCTTCGCCAACTCCAGCGCCGAGATGCCCGTCCGGAGTGCCGCCGCGCGGCAAATCACATACTTGGACAGTTCGATGCCGGGCGGCAACTTCTGCTCCGGCGCCTCGCCCATGACCACATGCGATTGCGGCTGATGGGCCTCGCGCACGTCGCCCGTGGGGGCCTTCGCCACGACCGTGCGGGCCATCGCGGCCTGTGCGGCTTCCTGCGCCTTGAGGCTGTTCACCTTGCCCGCCAAGGACACGACCGTGCCGGACAGCGCGTTGCGCTCGCCGACTTCGTGCTCTTCGAGACTGCCATCGGCCGTCTCCCGCGTGTTCAGTTCTTCGAGTCGGGCGTGCTTCGTCTGCAGCTCGGCAATCGCCGAGGTAATCTGATCGCCAATGGGTGTCGCCATGCGCGACTCCTTCTGTTGGGAGCCGCCCACATAGGAAGGCGAGGGTGTGTTGACGGTGCCCCCATAGGAGGGCTGAGTGGCGCGTTGCGCCAGGTCCAGTGTTTTAATCGTGTGAATCGAGGCCGTGGCATTCGCGGCAATCGTCACCGCGGAGAGTTCCATCCATTCCCATGTCAGGAACTTCTGGCCGCCCCACGGATCCTTCGCGTTGAGCGGCTCCATCGTGAGGGCTTTGAACCCAATCGAGAGGCCGCGCACGAGGCCCGCCTTGATGAGCGTCCAGGCGCGGTCAATATCGGGGAGGCCGGTGTCCTTCGCAATCTGCGCGCGGATTTTGATGCCCGCCTTCGTAACCGTCGCCGCGAGCACATGCCCAATGGGAGAATCGGCGCGATGCTGCCACAAGAGCGGCATGGGCAATCGAAAGACGGCGCCGTCAGGCACGACTACGTCACCGGCCCTATCGACTTCGGGCGTGCTCGCGACGCCTTCGATGATGCGCTCGTGTTCGTCGATGGTCTTGACGTGATCGAGAAGGCTATACGCCCGCGTGAGCATGGAGTGGCCCCAATGCTACGGAGGCGACACAGGGCCGTCTATTTTGGGTTTCTTAAATCCTTGTCGAGCGCCTTCCGGATGATGTCTTGCACCGACACCCGCTGATACATGGCACGTTGAAACGCCCGGTCATAGAGGCTCTCCGACATGGTCAAATGCACGTCGGTGGAGGCCTCTTTCGGCGAGACGGACGGCCGGCCGCGGCGATTCACCTGTGGACTCATGCGCCCCCACCAAGCACGAACATCTGGTAAGCCGGCTCCACGGCGTGCCGGTTCCGCTCCATAAGATCGACCGCCATGACCAGCGCCGCCACCCCGTCGATGCGTTCCGTCGAGACCTTCTTCGAGATCTTTAGGTTGCCGGTCGGGTCGCTTTCGACTGAGACGTTCGAGATGTTCCACCGCAGAATCGGGTGGCCGTCGTGGCGCAGCGTGCGGGACAGAATGGCCTTTTCTAAGGACTTCGTCGGGGCGGACAGGCTCGCGAAACCCTGCCGCATCGGGATACAGTCGAAGCCGTCCTGCTCCTGGAGCCGCGTCACCAGATCCGTGGCGTTCCACGGGTCGAAGGCGATATGCCGCACGTCAAACTCCGCCGCCCAATCCTTCAACCGCTGGCGCACCACCTCGTAATCGACCGTCGGACCAGGCGTCACGACCAACTCACCCTCGCGCGCCCACTGGTCGTAGGGCACCCGATCCCGTCGCGACCGCTCGAGGATGGCGTCCTTCGGCACAAAGAACTGGGCCAGCACGTCAAAGCCGTCATCGTCAGGAAAGACCGCCACGGTCGCCGTCAAGTCCTTCGTGGAGCTCAGGTCCATCCCGACGTAACATCGCCGGCCGAGCAACCGCTGTCGATACTCCGCTCGGGTCATGCCGCCTCCGTCACGCAACACGCATCCCAGGCCGGCATCGAAATCCACCGCGCCGCCTGCTCCGTCCACTGATTGAGATACAGCCGCCGGAACGTGTTTTCCTGCGCCGGGATTTCCTTGGCCCGCGCCGCGGCGATCCGCATGTCCTCCAGGCTCCGGAAGTCCCCGAGGGCCGGGTTCGCCTTCTTCCACACCTTTTCGTCCGTCCAATCGGCATCGATCGGCGCCTCATACAGAATCGGCAGGAAGGTCGGATCGAGGCTCGGGTTCTCTTCCACCTTCTTCGCGTGCGCGTAGAGTTCCCAGAGAATCGAATGCCGGTCATAGCCGGCCGTGGTGATGGCAATCATGTAAGGTTGCGCCCGCGCCCCTTGGCTGGTGGAGAGCACGTCCCACAGTTCCCGGTTCTGGGCTGCGTGGAGCTCGTCATAGATGACGACCGAGGCGTTAAAGCCGTGCTTGCTGTAGGCTTCGGCCGAAATGGCGCGGTAGAAGCTGCCGGACTTGCGATGCACGATCCGCTTCTGGGAATCGATGATCTCGCATTGGGCCAGGAGTTCAGGATCGTTCCGAATCATCTGCGCCGCGACGTTGAACACGAGCGCCGCCTGGTCCTTGTCCGAGGCCGCGCTGTAGACTTCCGCGCCAATCTCCCCGTCAAAGAGCAGGAAGTAGATTGCCAGCGCCGCGCACAGTTCAGACTTGCCGTTCTTCCGCGGCAACATCAGGAGGCAAGTCCGGTATTGTCGCAGGCCGTCGCGGCGGGTGGTAAACATCCGCTTGACGATACCCACCTGCCACGGGCGCCGCAGGTTGAACGGTTGCCCCGCAAACGGCCCCTTCGTGTGCGTGAGTTGGTTGATGAGCCGCACCGCTCTAGCCGCCTGGGTTTCCGCCCTCACTTCAGCGCCCCCGCCCACTTCGACACCGGCTCGTCCGGCTTCTTCGGGACCGAGATCCGTGCTCGGCTCACCGGCTCCAGCCCGAACAGGGCCACCCACGGCCTGAGCGCGTTGGCCGTGTCCCGTTCCAATCGGGCATCGAACGCCGGCCCGCCCTTCGCCACCATCGCCGCCGTAAACGTCGCCTGAAGTTCGCACATCGTGGCAAATGCCCGCACGTCGGCGGTGGTCAAGGTGCCCATGGCGAGGCAAATCGGGGCCAATTCGTCCCAGACCACGCCAGCGGAGTCGGAGAGGGCCGTCGGCTTGACCACCTCTCCAGACGGTGGACGTGGCTCATTTTCATTGAGCTTTTTACGACTCGGGTTCCCGCGGAGCACCGTCAACGCGGACGGTTGCGGGCGCCTCCCGCTATTTTCAAACCCCATAAATCCCCTGAGACCGCCAATCTTTGCCCGAAAGTTGGCGCGAGCGTGCTCCAGCGGTCCTATTGGCCGCGCCGGAAAA